GCTTCTAAACGAAAACGGCATGCGTTACGTTGAATTAGACGGCGGAAACGTCAAGGCGCTCGATAAAATATTGAACGAATACAAGGCTGGCGGCGGGGCGCGCGTATTAATGCTAAATTCCGCGTTTTATGGATGCGGAATGAACCTGGAAAATACGACGGATATTATTTTTTTCCATAAAACAGACCGAATTATGTATGAACAAGTCATCGGCCGTGCTCAGCGCCCAGGTCGGACGGGGCGTCTTTCCGTCCACAATCTATTATACTTGAACGAATAAAGAAAATCTAGCCGTAATATAAGATAAGTATGTGCTTCAGTGCGAAAACATCGCTGATTACATTTTTATTGGGCACCGCGTTTTCCATATTACTCATACAATATGGCAACCCGACATACAAATCAGATAATTACGTATTTGGAATCATGCTACTTTTTATCTCGGCGATTCAATTGATGGACTTTACATTTTGGATGGATTTGAAAAATATGATGGGGCTCAATAAATTGGCGACGATTATAGGCCCGCTATTAAATGTCGGACAACCCACGATCTTGTACATTATCAAGTTGTTGTATTTTACACCCAATGTCTTGAGTGCGGACAACTTTAACCGGCCTGTCATGGTCTTAAATGTTTTGTATGCGCTGTATCTGTTAGCCATGTATTTCCGCTTCATTACAACTGAGAAGCAGCTTACCACGTCTACTAGTCACGGACATTTGGCGTGGCCTTGGTTAAAATACGCAAACTCGTATTTCTATTTGGTATTATTTGCCGTGAACATATTTTATTTGACCAATTTCAATTATTCGATGTGCATGTTCATAATTACATACTTTTTACTATATTTGAGCTATAAATGGTTCCCATATAACATGGGCGAGCTTTGGTGTTTTTTTGGTGCGTTCATTCCAGCGATTATGTTGGCGGCGTCTTATATGATATAGTATAACTCAAAAATCGCCATTGGCTACTATTTTACTTTGCTCGTAAAAATCTTGGGTCTTGGCATACCCGCCAATAAAGATGCCGTTTTTGAAAATCATGGGAAATGTTTTGTATTCATATCCAATGAGGGATTTCATCAGGGTCAAGAACTCTTCTTTGTTTTCTAGCAAAAAATTGTCGCAATTCACAAACAATGGGGGTACGCGTTCATTTTGCAAAAGCACCTTTGCCTTAGTGCAATATAGACATCCGCTTTTGGAGTATATCGTATATGAGTCGCTTCCGGGGCGTGGAACATTCATGTTCATGTATACATTACACAGATTAAATATTTACATTTAGAGCAACGCACATTGCTCTAAATGTAAAAAATGTGTAAATATATGCAATTAATAATATATATTATGTATATGAACGTAGATATTTATGAAAATACAAAATTAAAAAATTTTGGAAAAGAAAGCGTTTTAGATTTTATCCAAAATAAAATTAAAAATAGCAATAACGTTAAAGAAGATATTTTAGACAAAATTAGGTATGAAACTGATGTGGTAACAGACGGAACGTATACTGAAGATATGTCATCACAGGGTTTTTATTATGAACGTTTATGGGACTTATGTATTAAGTTTGGCGTGACTGATTTAACGTTGCCTTCAATAAAGGAAAAGGGAAAGGAAAAGGATCCTTCGCAAAAAGTTCATTTACAAACATCATATATTATTAATGAAAATCCAAATGAAATTGAGATAGAATTTCAAAAAAATTGTTGGGCGGGAAACAAGTTGAATGAATATTTACGACAAAATGTTAGGAGTGGAAATTCTGGCGGTTATTCCGATATAACATTTTTTAACAAATTTCTGGATAATAACAAAGAAGAATTATATTTTATTTCTGTAAAATATTTTAAAGAAGAAAAGGAAATTAGTAAATATGATATTGGTAAACTATGCGCTTTGATACAAAACCATACAAAAGAAAATAGAAATATAAAAATATATATATTTGTAAAGGATAAAGAAAAGGCAATTGCAAAATTTGATGCACAGCACTCTTCAAGTAATATTTTAATTAAATATATCAACCCAGGTGGAAAATATGAGCATATATATGACATCAAAGATTTACAATTTTTTTATTTTAAATTAAAAAAGTTACTAGAGCAATACAATTATTTACAAACAGATAATATTAGTGATTTTGAAAAAAATTATTTGGAAGTATTAAAATCTGTTTTTATTCCACGTTTTCATCAGGAATTATTTATACTAAAAATAAATAAACTAATTGATGAAGGAGAAAAAAATATATTGGTTGGCGCTATCCCGCGATCTGGCAAATCTTACATCATGGCAGGAACCATACTTGAATATGTAAAAAAAAGTGAGGCAGTATATCCGGGCAAGAAATTAAAATTTTTAATGATGACCCCTGCACCTAATGAAACATTTGGAGAATATCAAGCTATTTTCAATAATTATATTGAATTTGATCAATTAGGAATTAAGATAGATGTTTACAAAGGTGATGCTAATTTCAAAAATATATATAGTAATAAAAATAAACATTGTGTTATCATAATTTCTAAACAAAAATTAGGATGGAAGGCCGGCAGTAAAGCAGAAAAATTATTAGAAAAAGATGATGCTATCAAAGATGTTGGCGAATATATAGAAGTAGATGAAGATGTAATTGAAAATGAAGTTGACGTTGAAGTTGAAGATGTCGATGTGAATGATGCTGATAAAGACATCAAAATTATTAAGCAACGTGTTACTAAATTACTTGGCGCAAACCCCGATATAAATGTTATGTTTTTAGACGAGGCGCATTTTGGTATGAGTACAGAAAAGGCGAAAAAAATAGTTGAGGTTTTAAATAGTACTATATCAAATACTATTAAAATTTATGTAACTGCAACATATAACAAACCATTACAAACATATGGCGTGAAATCTAATTGTAAATTAACATGGGATATGAATGATATTAAAATAATGCAAAATCTTACCAAGGAAACTATAAACGACAACCCCATAAAACAACAATTTGGTTCTGATATTTACAATGAAGCATTAGAGTATTATGGAGATAAAAGTGGTGAAACATTGATAGATAAATTAAAAAAAGAATATGATGTTTATCCAAAACCATATTTGATTACATCTTTGTGGGATAAAGAGTTTTTAAATGTTGAAAAATTAAAAGTAGGAGAAACTGAATTTGGTTGGAATATGAATAAATTATTTGCTACAATAGGGGATAGTGATAATTTTGCAAACTTGGAACAAATAAAAGAAATGATGCGCTATTATTTTGGTTATCCTGATAAAAAAGATAATTATGCCGAACAATCATTTTATAGAACAAGAGGTATATTGCCGCGTATTAGAAATATTTGTTTAAACAAATGTAGAACATTACAACCAAACCATAAAACAACTCAATTATGGTTTTTGCCACTTGGAAGCGGTAAAATTAAAAATAAAATAAAGGCATTAATTACATTATTTACATTAAACGAGTTTAAAGATGTAAAACAAAATTATCATTTTTTTGTGGCGATTGATGTTGAAGATAAAACAAAAAGGGGAAACACATTCGATGGAGATAATGGTAAGAATGTTAGCGTTACTTACATGAATAATCCACGCGAAATCAAACAAGAAATTGAAGCTGTTGAGAAAAAAATTAAAGACGGCAAAATAAAGGTCGATAATTTAATTATTTTGGCAGGTCAACGATTGCAATTGGGTATTTCTCTTCGCAATGTAGATATAGTTACGTTATGGAATTCCATTTCAAGCGCTGACGCTATTTTTCAAATGTTGTTTCGTTCAATGACCGAAGTTGATTCGCCGCCTTGTATAACAAATGATGAATATTGCGACCAAAAATCATTTGGATTTATGGTAGATATGAACCCTGAAAGAGCATTAACAAATGTTCTGTTGTTTGGCGAGAATATAACAAACAAATCGGAGAATGATGTTGTACAAAAATATCGTCAAATTACGGATTTAATTAATATTGATGAGGATGTACTACTAGATAAATATGCATATGATGAAGCCGGCAGGAATAAGTTTGTTGCTGATTTATTTAATAAATTATATGCCTCGTGGAATATAAATGTTAAAAATATGCAACAAATTATAAGCAAATTCTCGTTTGATATGACAAAATTGGCGACTTTAAAGGATGCATTCAAAAAAATAAGGATTGACAAACCAAAGCAACCAGAAGCGGAAGATATCAAAGGCGATACTGAAGGGTTTGACAAGAAAAAAGGCAAAGACAAAGGCAAAGGCAAAGACAAAGACAAAGACAAAGAAAAAGACAAAGAAAAAGACAATGACAAAGAAAAAGAAATAAATTTAAATGAAATTGCGACTGAATTAATATCTGAATTTATATCATTGCTAAATATTTTTACACTTTATGCAGACGAACATGCTAAATGTATTTTAACGGATAATAAACAAATAAATAATCAAATTACATTAATAGATGATATTGATGCTTTGAAAAATAAGGTTTATAATAATGCAGAACAAAAAGAATTATTTTTGAAAATATTAAACGGGCGTTTATTAGGTAATTCGGACGAACTTTATCCAGAACAAGTAGTAGACATAGTTTTAGATGCAATGAATAATGCGAATGATAAACAAGTTATGAATAAAATAATAATGTCACAAAAGAAACATTATTACACGATTAATGAACCGGACGAATTATTGAAATTTATTGATAGCCAATTAAAACCCAAAGAAAAAGAGAAAAAGGATAATGGTGAAGTTTTTACGCCATTGTCATTGGTCAACGACATGTTGACAAAATTAGACGAAGTGTATACCAAAGAACACGGGAAAAGTATATTTACTGAAAAGGGATTCAAATGGTTTGACCCAGCCGTTGGTATAGGAAATTTTCCTATAATGGTTTATCAGAAACTGATGGCTGGATTAAAACCAGTTATAACAGACGACGAAGAGAGAAGACAACATATTTTGGAACATATGATATATTCTGCGGAACTTACGCCAAAAAATGTATTTATTTATAAGAAAATATTTTGCGATGACAAATACAAATTGAATATTTATGAAGGTGATACTTTGAAAATGGATGTTAAAAAAGAGTTTGATTTACCAATTGATTTTCAAGGGTTTGATGTGATAATGGGTAATCCGCCATATCAACAAAAAGTTGGACCAAATAAAACAGAAACACTCTGGGATAAATTTATTATTAAGTCATTTAAATTACTTAAATCATCTGGATATCTGGTTTATGTTCATCCGTCAGGATGGAGAAATATTGATGGTAAATTTAAAAACATCCAAAAAGATATTTTAACAAGAGATTTACAATATTTAGAAATCCATAATGAAAAAGATGGATTGAACACATTTAGCAGCGAAACAAGATACGACTGGTATGTATTAAAAAATGACAAGGTTGATACTACAAATACAATTATTAAATTTCAAGATGGAACTACTAATACTATAAATGTAAATGGATTAGAATTTATACCAAATGGGGAATATGAAAAAATTATGTCTATGATTGCGAAAAATGGAGAAGAAAATGTTGATGTTATTCACGATTATTCATTATATGAAACTCGTAAATCTTGGATGTCAAGAACAGAAACAAAAGAAGAATATAAATACCCGTGTGTTTATACTGTAAATTCAAAAAGTAAACCAAGTTTTTTTTATTCATCTAAACAACACGGGCATTTTGGAGTTCCAAAGTTTATATGGAGTAATGGTCGTATATCATCAATTGGTAGTTATGTTGATATTAACGGAGATTATGGACTTACTCAATTTGCGTATGCTATTGTTGATAAACCAGAAAACTTACCAAAAATAAAAGAAGTATTTGATAGTAAAGAATTTCGTAATTTAATGGAATTGTGTGCAGTAGGACAACTTACAGTTAATTATAAAGTAATCTCAATCTTTAAAAAGGATTTTTGGGTAAAATTTCTTGACAAAATAGAAGATAAACCATTGTCAACTGAAGCAGAAGGAATAGTAAATATAAAGGTCCCAGATGAAGACATACGTGTAAGTACATTAGTAGCAGAAGTTCCAGAAATTCAAATCCCAGTTCTTAAAAAAAAAAGGTCATTAAAAATACTACCGGTAAATAGTTATAATCCATATGAGATTATTATTTCAAAAGACGTTGACGAGGGGGAACCAGTAGAAGAAAAACCAAAAAAAATATTTAACCCTTCAACAAACCGATTCGTGAATGATACACCATCAAATAGAAGGAAAATAGACAAAGATAAAGACAAGAGCAAAAATAAAAATACATTAAAGCGAGGTGGAAAATTTAAAAAAACTATTAGAAAGAATTATAAAATAAATAAACACAGAACCATAAAACATAAAAATAGGCGATAATTCTTCAAGGATGTACCCCATCCAATAGACCCCCGTATAGTATATACGTAAAAGGTATAAAGCCAATGTCATAAGATTATATACCACGACAACACAATGATGGATATGAAAACATTATTACACGACGACGACGTTGTTAGAGGCGAAGATGGCCTGATTTTTAATCCCTACAACCCGTCCAATATCGAGATTACATTGAGCGAAGTTCAATCTATTCTCCTTAAATATGGACTACCGACCGACAAAATAGTGAACATGGAGTTATTTAAGCGCGCATTTGTGCATAGGTCTTATACCAAGCGCCCGCATTTTGAAAATGTTCAACAAAATATCACGATAGTGCCTAGACCCGACGATTGCATGCCCTTGAAGTCCAAGTCAAATGAACGCCTCGAATTCTTGGGCGATGGATTATTGGAATTGGTAACGAAATATTACTTGTACCGCAGATTCCCCAAGGAGAATGAAGGTTTCATGACGGAAAAAAAGATTGCCATCGTAAAGAATGAGGCCATTGGACGAATCGCGCTTGAGATGGGACTGCATAAGTGGCTGATATTGTCCAAGCACGCAGAGGAAAAGAAGATACGCACCAATTTGAAGAAATTAGGTTGTCTCTTTGAATCATTTTTAGGAGCATTGTTCCTCGATTTTAATAAAATAGTCGTAAAGGACGAAGACGGATGGTTTCAAAATATGTTTGTTACGGGCCCTGGGTTTCAAATGGTGCAAAAATTCATAGAAAATGTATTTGAGCAACATATTAATTGGATTGAGTTGATCCAAAACGACGATAATTATAAAAACATTCTTCAAGTGAAGATTCAAAAGGAGTTCAAGGTGACGCCTCATTATTTGGAGATGGAGCATGACATTGAACAGGGATATCGTATGGGCGTGTTCCTTTGCTTAGGACAACAGGTACACAATTTAGTTCCAACAGATGCTATTCACATAGAGACCTTGAAAACATTCCAAGAAATTCAGACACATATAACCACACATGGCAAGGTGTTTTTGTTTTTGGGAGAGGGATTGCACAAAATTAAACGCAAGGCGGAACAAGAGGCTTGTTTAGTTGCACTTGGTGTTATTGAAAAATACTCCAAGCCGGCATAAGTTATTGTTCAAATCGTGCAATTATGCAATGTAAACGTTGTTTTTTATATATAGATTCTATATAAGAAGCATTATGGATTCTTTAGTCAAAGATAAATTAAAAATGAAGCCAATCGTCACATCACATAAACCGATTGAGGTGAGGATTCGTGTAGACACGCCGGTAATAAAGGGCGTTACTATACGCGATGTGCGCGAGACTAGTAAACCTTACGATATGACTGAATTGAAAGAGCGATTAAAAGAAAGCAAATTGTCGCACGTGACCATGAAGATTACTTCTGCGGCGCCCATTGAGACGCCGTTGTCTCTTGTTCCGCAAGCGCCACCTAAAAAACACGCAAAAAAAATAATCAAAAAAAAGTTAGTCATTATTGCAGAGGATGACGATGAAAAGGCCACCGCACCTGATACGGCGATGGCCGAGACCACGGCTCTTGCCGTAATAGAAAAGGAAAGCGCGCGACGCACACCTAAAGTGCAAAGGGGTGTTGCAGAGTTGGGTCCCGAAGAGTGGGTTGAAATCAGCGGTGAAAAAATAACGAAGCGATTGCCCGCAAAGGAACCACCCGTAAAAATCAAGTTGTCCAGCTATTACATGAATAACCGCAAAATATTTGTGAATTTTATCAATTCCTTTTTTGAAAGATACCGAGAAGAATTGGAAAGCGTAGAAAAGACGCTTACTTGCGACTCGCTCAAGGGTGCGGACTCTTTTTCCTTGTTGACCCACCAAAAAATTGTCAAGGATTATATGAATTTGTATACGCCGTATCGTGGTCTTTTACTCTATCACAAATTGGGAACAGGCAAAACGTGTACGAGTATTGCCATTGCCGAGGGGATGAAAAACCACAAACGCGTTATTATCATGACACCGAAATCGTTGCGAGATAATTATATGGAGGAATTGAAAAAATGCGGAGACCTCATGTACAAGAAGAATCAATACTGGGAACGAATTGACGACCCTTCCACGTTTGAAACCCTGTCTAGTGTGCTCGGGTTGTCAATGGAGTATATTACTCGCAACAGGGGTGCATGGTTGGTTGATATTTCAAAAGAGCCCAATGTGCTATCCAGCAGCGACATGAAAAGTCTGGACGACCAACTAAACGAGATGATTCAAAACAAATACACCTTTATCAATTATAATGGTTTGCGCGCGTCCCGTCTGCAAGAGCTCACCAATGATTACGAGAAAAACCTCTTTGACAATAGCGTCATTATTATTGACGAGGCGCACAACTTTATTAGTCGCATAGTGAATAAATTACAAAAGGAAAAGGCGGTTCCAGAAAACGCGCGAGGAGAGAAGGAAAGGTTGCCCAAAGCCATGTCGTTGAAACTATACGAATACTTGTTGTCCGCTAAGGATGCGCGTATCGTATTGCTTTCTGGCACACCCGTCATCAACTACCCCAACGAAATTGGAATACTTTTCAACATATTACGAGGTTATATCAAGACTTGGGAAATTCCGCTTGAAGTCAAGACTACCAAAAAAATCACAGCGGAAACACTTCAAGAAGCCTTGCAAGGAGAGAAGATTATGGACTTTTTGGATTATTCGCCCGCCAGTAAAAAGTTATTTATAACACGCAATCCACTTGGGTTTAAAAACAAAATCAAAGAGAGAACGGGTTATCACGGCGTATCCAATCAAAAGAAGAACGACAAGGACGAGACCATCATCGAGACGGATTTTGTGAGCGATGATGCTTTTGAGCGCAAAGTCATTGGCATGTTGCAGAAGATGGACATTGATGTCAAAACTGCAGGGATAAAAATACACAACTACAAGGCGCTGCCTGATAAATTGGACGAGTTTATATTGCGTTTCATTGATCCCGCAACGAAACAAATGAAGAATGCCGATGCGTTTAAACGACGAATTCTTGGTCTGACCTCTTATTTCCGAAGCGCTCAAGAGAGTTTATTGCCTCGTTATGAAAAGACGCCCGAATATTATCATGTTATTAAGATTCCCATGAGCAATTATCAGTTTCAAGTATATGAATCCGCGCGAAAAGCGGAGCGTAAAATGGAAAAGAGTTCCAAGTCAAAACAGGGGCAATTTGACAAGGACGGCATCTATAAAGACCCCACCTCCACATATCGCATTTTCTCGCGTGCGTTTTGTAATTTTGTCATGCCTAACCCTCCTGGCAGACCCATGCCCGAACAAAATAAACAGGTTGGTGACAAGGCTGGTGCTGGCGAAAAGGCGGACGCCTCGGAAATGGAAAACCTGCTCACCAAGGCAAAGAATGTGGAACTTGACCAAGATGTCAATGCAGACAATGAAGGCGAAATTGAAGGCGACGAAGCTATAAATGCGGTTGCGGATGCGACCTATTTGGAGCGATTGAACTCTGCAATTGAAGAGGTTAGAAGAAACGCCGCCGAGTTCTTGAACAAAACCGCGCTAGAAACGTACAGCCCGAAATTCTTGGCCATGTTGGATAATATACAAGACCCCGCATATCCAGGCTTGCACTTGGTGTATAGTCAGTTCCGCACACTCGAAGGCATCGGGCTCTTTTCCATGGTTCTTGAACAAAATGGGTTTGTCCGCTTCCGCTTGAAAAAGACCACATCTGGTGGATGGGAGCTTGATATCAGAGAAGAAGACCTGGGTAAGCCAACCTTTGCGCTTTACACCGGCACGGAATCTGACGAAGAAAAGAAAATCGTCTTGAAAATATATAACGGATTCTGGGACGACATTCCAACAAGTATTGCAACACAGCTTCGTAAGATGGCGCTCAATAATAATTTGGGCGAGATTATCAAGGTATTTATGATTACGTCGTCTGGTTCAGAAGGTATTAACTTGCGCAATACTCGTTATGTGCATGTAACAGAGCCTTATTGGCACCCAGTTCGTATGGAGCAGGTCATCGGTCGCGCCCGTCGTATTTGCAGCCACAAGGATTTACCTATTGAGTTGCAATCTGTGGAGGTGTTCGTTTATTTGATGACGTTTTCCAAGGAACAAATTGATGGCGATGATTCGACGGAACTCAAACGAAAGGATCTCAGCAAGCGGGCGCCGCATATCCCATTAACAAGTGACGAGGCCTTGTATGAAATTTCCACGATTAAGGAGGCGATTAACGACCAATTGACGATTGCGATTAAAGAAGCCGCGATTGATTGTGCAGTATACTCACGAGGGTCCAAAGAAGGATTGAACTGCGTGAGCTTTGGCGAACCGAATAATACGTCTTTTGCGTATAACCCAAATATGGAGCTCGACCAGTCGGATGTAGTTGCCGCGATCAACAAGGATAAAATTACTTGGACGGCCGTGCCGGTTACTATTTATGGCATCAAATATGCGGCTCGTAAAGTGAAAGAAACGCTTTATAATATCTATGATTTAGCAAGTTATCAAAAAGCAGTTGAAGCAGGTGGCGACCCCATCTTAATCGGCACTCTCGAAATTAAACCAGACGGCAAAAAGATATTCAATACGTTGATTTCTTAGTTACCTAGTTACCTAGTTTCCTTGTTTCCTTGTTTCCTTGTTTCCTTGTTTCCTTGTTGTCGTATCAGGTCTTCCAATTGGTCGAATCGTTTATTAACGTAATCATACAAGAATTGGATATCCATAGTGGGCTGTGTGGGTTGTGGGGTCTGTGTGGGTTGTGGGGGCGGCGGCATGTATGTTTTTTTTAGCTTGGAAAAAATAGAATCATTTGTTTGCGTGTGATTCTCGATGTTCTCAATGGTAGTATTATCGCCCCAGCTAATCTGTTTTGAGGCGGAGGAGGAGGAGGAGGAGGAGGATGACTCGTTCAATTCTTCTGTTGGAATAGATATATTCAGGTCATTTTTCTCA